GAATGGCTCCTTTGATATTCGCTTTACACTTAACTACTTTGGAGTAAATTTGATCAACGATCTTCATATAGAAGGTATGTTAGCAAAGCACACAGTTGATGAGGAGCGTCCATTTGCATTAAAAGATGTAGGTGTTAAAATCTACGGAGAGCAAGAACGAAAAGAACAGTTAGACTTATTTGAGTCTATAAAAAAGAATGGAGGTGCTAAACATGACTATTATAGGGCTGATCTACATATTATGGGTAACTATTGTATTAAAGATTGTCACCTCACCTTTAGACTAGCCAAATATTATGAAGGGAAAATAAAAGAACAGAAACTGGAAAACTTCTTTTTTAAAGACGAAGTTATGCCACTATATAAAGAAGTAACAATACCAATGGAAATGTTAGGTATTCCAATAAACGTCAAGAACCTAGAGCTATTACAGGTTGATATCTCCGAAGATATTGCTAAGTTAGAAAAACAAATACAGACTTTGATCTCCCCCCTTTTGAAGGAAGTATTTGAACCTTGGTATTTATGGAAAACCTATCCACCCCGAAGAACAGGTCCGTTTGCTCAATCCCTCTGCAAATATGCGGATCTGCCACTACCTCTCACAGGCTCTGGGGCTTTCTCTCTAGCAGGGAAGGCTCTGGAGTCCCTGGAGGACTCTATCTATAAAGGTTTTTTACAGGACAATGGAACTCCTTATTTGCCAGGTAAGTTAGTTAGAGAAATTCAACTAAGTATGATAGACGGCTACATGTTTAATTTATCATCTAAGCATCACTTAAAAAAACTATTTTTTGAAACTCTAAATGAAGAACCAATATCAAAAACTGCTAAAGGTAATCCCCAAGTTGATGATAAATTTCTAGATGCCATGGCAGAAAAATATGATTGGGCAAATTTATTAAGAGATTTTAACAAGCTAAATAAGCTAAAAAGTACCTACATAGATAGGTTTCTACAGGAGTCGGATAATGGAATATTCTATCCATCATTTTTTCAACACCGTACTATTAGCGGTCGCTATGGCTCTGATATTCAACAACTACCTAGACCAAAGGAAGAAGGTCAAGGTTCAGATTTAGTTAGAAAGTATAACAATGAAATTCGTAAAAATTTTATAGCAGGAGAAAACCATGTTTTTATCGATAGTGACTATGAATCTCTTGAGCCTCATGTCTTTGCTCATGTTTCAGGAGACGAAGGACTTAAGGATATTTTTCGTTCCGGTCGTGATTTCTATTCTACAATCGCTATTGCTACTGAAAAGTTGGATGGAGTATCAGCACTTAAAGAAGATAATAATTATCTCGGAAGGACCAACAAGCTTACTCGCCAAAACGCAAAAAAGTATGCGCTCGGAATCCCCTATGGGCTTGAAGCCTATGGACTCTCCAAACAATTAGAGGTTCACAAGTCCGAAGCTATGTTGTTGATAGACAATTACTTAGATGCGTATCCTAAACTAAGAGAGTGGATGGAACGAACCGATGAAAAGGTAAAGACCGTAGGGATGGTCAAGTCCGAAGCAGGTAGAATTAGACATATGAGTTTAGCTCCTAAGATTTGGGAAGCTAATGGATCAATTGTACTCAATCCTTTAAAGCTTTGGGGAAAATATAACGACAATCCTAGAAAATATGAGGCAATGAAACTAACTTCCAAACGATTTAAGAACTACCTTAATAATGGAAAGAATTTTCAAATTCAATCCTTAGCAGCCTCGATTACCAATAGAGCTTGTATAGCGATTGCCAGAGAGTTAAAAAGAAAAAAAGTAGATGGACATGTGTGCGCACAAATCCATGATCAGATTATTGTCAGAGTACCAAAAGATGTGGCGGAAATATGGCGGAAAAATGTTCAATTCTTAATGGAAAATGTCTATAAGCTATCACTACCACTTAAGGCTCCTGCTGAAATTTCAAAGGATTTTTATGAAGGTCACTAACAACTGGACTGAAGAATCAATTTTAGAGGATATGAAAAGATTTAACTCGTATGATGAATGGAGGGGAGAACAGAGAGGTTATCAAGCAGCATACAAAAGAAAAATTGTTGATAAACTATTGGACCTCATGCCAGGTTGGAAAAGGGCTGGAAAATTTCCTCAAGACTATCAACTTAAACTTTTGGCTACTGGTAAAAAAGCATGTCACACTTGTCGTAGAGTTTTAGATGTTGAGTGCTTTACTATAGCAAAAACTTCGTCAGGATATAGAGCAAACTGTCGATATTGTAGGTATGTTTATGAACATAAAAGAACTGGAGATAAAAGAGAACTTGTATCAGAAGAACAATTTTACCATAGGAAGTCAGAGGCTGAAATATCTGAATATAAATACATTTGGAGTCAAGTTAATGCTCACAACGTTAGTCCAGAAACTATTAAAAAATTTTTAAGTATAAAAGAATGTGAAATATGTGGAAAACCCGAAGAAGAAGAGGGAAAAAGATTAGCTTTAGATCATTGTCATAAAACAGATAAACTAAGAGGACGCCTTTGTGGAGACTGTAATACTACATTAGGTAAATTTAAAGACGACCCTATGCTCCTAAGAAAAGCAGCAGATTATTTAGAGAAACATAAAGATGAAACAGATAATTAAATGGATAGTTGATTTTATAATATCCTTTATTAAGGATTTTATGGCGAAAACCAAAATCAAAAAACTAGAAGATGAGGTAGAAGATGCAACCAAAAAAGCAGACCGAGATATCAAAAAGTCTGATGAATATTATCATGACTTTATGTCTGATTATGCTGCCTATAAGTCTGACCTACGCAGACGCTCCTCTTCTGGAGGATTGCGTAAAGGTAATAACAGCCCAAAACCAGACGATAAACAGCCAAAAAGTAGTGATAAAGAAACAAAAGAAGTTGATAGTTGAGCAAAAAAAGTATATAGTAAAGAAAGAAGTTGATGCTTCTTTTAGTAAATTAGTAAATACTATTCTTGGGGTTATGATGATATTGGTGATGCTATGAAAGTTAATATTAGTAAATATAACTATAAGAAATGTGTAGATTTTGCCAATAAGCAATTAAAAACCTCTGCAGACTTATACGCCTATCGAGGGGAAGCTAAAAAAGAAAAGATGGTTTATGATATTATTGTAGGAAAACTAGCTGAACTAGGTGTTACCAAATATCTTAAATGTTCAAAACCAGATTTTACAATCTACGAAAGAAAGAAAAAGTCCTATAGTGCAGACCTAAGGCTTGGTAATTTAAGGATTCACGTTAAAGGACAATCCGAAGAGTCCGTTTCTAGGTATGGACATTCATGGTTATTTCAACGGACCGATGGGATAGTGAGAAAAGCCACGCCTTATGACGTGATAGTGTTAACAGAAGTTAATGTTAGAAAATTAGAAGTACGAATATTAAAGCTCATAAGAGCTAGAGAAATAAATAAATGGGGCGAATGTAAAGTCCCTAGCTACAGGCATAGCAAAGTAGCCTTATACTTAAAGGAGATGGAAGATGGTTACGATAGTTAAACAGTCTGGAAACCCAATAGATGAAAAAGACGCTAAAGATTTTTTAAATGAATGGAGAAAGGGCTTTGATAAGCTTTTTGATGCCGAAGGAGATATGGCAGTAGTTACTGAAAAAGCACAAGAATATGAAGAAGAACTAATGAAAAAGTATAAAGTAAAAGAAGTTGTAGATCTTCCCAAAAGTATGAAGGCATGGAAGAAACTCTTAGATGAGCATCAAAGCGGCATAATGGTAGATAAGCATGTAAAAACAGGAGAGCTTATGTTTGTTATTTTGGATTTAGGTCTTTAATCCGAATAGAAACTTTGATCTTAGGTTTACTTCCCGAAGTGGGTTTCTTTTGAGACACTACCTTAGTTATGTATTTATCATCTATATTAAGGTTCTTAGCTCCATAAGGTGAAGGTCTGTCATAATAGACAGGTAGAAAGATCAAGTCCACTAATGGCTTCTCAACATTAGTTAGGTCGTGCGCCCTAGCAGATATAGGTCCATCCTTAGTATAAAGTATGTGTTTGGGATAGAAAAACGTAAGGTCTATATGATAGACATGTTCTTTAGGATCAAAGAATTGCCTTAACTCTTTGAGTTTTTTCTTATTCTCTTTTAAAGCTAGTGCCACTAATACTGAGCATGACCACTCTTTTGCCTCTATTGTTTTGTGTCTTTTATCTCGACCAAACATGGCATTGACTGAAAATGGCTTTAGCTTAAGAGTTAATATACGCCTCACAGGACAGTCTATTTGCTGTCAGGAGATTTTTTATCCTTAATATCCATAGCTTCTTTAATTTTAGCTACAATTTCATCATCTATTTTATTGTCAGATTTTTTAGCCAACTTTTCTAATAGATAGATAATTATTTCTTTTACAAATTTTTCTGTCAATAAGGCAGATATTAATCCTTTACCTATTGATTTTAATATTTCAACCATTTTACTCTCCTTTAAAAACTTTTTTTAAAAAATACTCCAAAACTCTTTTTCTTTGGATTTGCTTCTAGTGAAAACTTACCTGTTTTTCCTACTTTTTTTTCTACCTTCATAGACTTCCCACTAGCTAAATTTGACCCAAGAGCCAGAGCTTTTAAACTAAGAGGTAGTTTCTTAGCTTTCTTTGTAAGTTTCTTTTTGATATTTTTTCCATACCTAGTTTTAAGTAGGGCATCAAAAAATGTTTCTCTATTTTCCACCTAACACTCCTGCATTAAGTAAGGCTACAACTACAGTGATAATAGTAGCAGCAACGCCTATAAAAGTCAAAACTCCATGCGTTTTATTTAAATGAGCCTTAAGAGGCTCTATATGTTTCTCTATCATATCAGTACGTTTTATATGATATCTTAATTGAGAATTATAAACAGCTAGATGTTTATCAATATTATCGATACGCTCATCTATTTTTTCTAATTTTCTGTCTATTTTCTCTAGTTCTTTCATTTACGTTTTTTCTTTTTTAATAATTTAGCTAAAAATTCTTTATCTTTTCTTTTTCTTCTACTTTTTTTAACATCTTCAGCCGTATCGTGTACTTTATCTGCATGTTTAAGATAGGTATCTATAGCTTTACCTCCTATTAGATATTTCAATACTTTAGGAGCTGCCTGGGCTAAGCCTAACAATATGCCACCACCTGAACCTCCACCTCCACCTGATTTAGGAGCTGTGAGTTTTTTAGAAATACCTTGTATTTTTCCTAGTTCCATTTACCACCCCTTTATATTTGCCCTGCAGCTAGAGACTGCACCAGTTCCAGAAGTTGAATCCCAAAACAGTCTACCCCATCTAGAACCTATATCGGTTATCTTAAATAGAGCTGTGGTATCTGTAGCTCCAACAACTATATTACTATGATTAGCCCAGTTAGTTATGATGTTTTCTGAATTAATCCTATCGACACCACTGTCGTCCCCGACTCCAAAGTCCTGAGATACTTGAAAATACAAAGTTCCAACAGGTCCAGCTACAAAGTTTAACTGAATATCTCCAACAAAAGCTCTTTCTAATGGCATAATTTCACTATACCGATCAGCATTAAGGTTAGCCGCTGCTACACCTGTAGAAGGATCAGCCGCATCTTTCATTACAAGTTCATAGTTAGCTATTATTGCACTCATTTCTTCCTCATCTTGGCAAATGTCTTAGCCAATGAAACTCTTTTAGCCAATAAACTATTTCCAGATTTTTTAGCTTTAGATCCAAGTTTACTTAAATCGGAGCTTGATAGTTTTTCTTTTCCTTTAATGAGTTTTCTTTTTTCAGCTATGGCTCTTAAGGCTCCTGGTTTTTTAACAGCACCTTTGATCCAGTCTTTTTTAACTTCCCCACCTTCAGCCTTCTTTCTCAACACATCTTGAGGAGTGACTTTAACAGGTTTATGAATTACACCACCAGCTTTATATTTTTTTAGTACTTTTTTAGCATCAAATTTTTTCATTTTTATTCTCCGGTTTAGGATATTTTTCTTTTACTGCTTCTCTAGATTTTACCCAATTATCAGTTCCGTTTTTCATATCCCAATAAAGTGTATCTAGTTGATCTATGATTAGGGGATACGCACTCATTCGTTTAAACTCATAACTTGCTTCATATTCAAGTTGTTGTTTCTTATGTTCTTGTAGAGAATACAGTATTTGAATATGACCTACCCACTCTTCTTTTTCTTCATCCCACTTATCATATTCTTTAGGAACTAGTTTAGTTAAAGAAGGAGGTAATTCACCTATAACACTCCATTGTTCAGATTGCTTAGTATCCTTGTTAAATACCAGTCCTCTATGATCTATAATTTCAACCCAATCCTTATCCTTAAAAACCACTACATGACCTTCTTTAGGTTGTTCAGGTTTTATATCTGTAGCATGTCCTGGGATTAAAAACCCCCCATCTACTGGGTTAGGTTGACATGAAACTTCCCCTTGGTATTCCTTTGTTTCTCTATTAAAACTGTACGCTTTCATTTTCACTCCTTATAAATACCTGATTATGTAATCAATATAAGTGTTTCTAGGTCTGGTTTCGTTTCCACCTGTAGAAGAGGTATAAACCAAAGTACCATAATAAGATGAGGCTTGTCTTGCAGTACCACTACCATAAATACCACCTGCATCTAAAGGAATACCACCATGAGTATGAGCTTTAAACTCATCAGCCTGATAAGAACCTACATTATTTCCTGTAGCCCCTCCAGTAGTAGCCGCTACACGAGTACCAGAATCAGGGTCTTGACCTGACGCATGAGCCATTCCCCTCATAAAAAGTCCTCTAAAATCTGGTATGTTAAAGTTTCCTGTACCTGCTGCACCTGTTCCAGTAGTTCCATCA